TTCTCTTTGTGCTTTATGTAATCTTTTATGAATAGAAGACATTACTTTAATGCCTTGTTCTAATAAAGCTATAGTTGTACCTACAGGTGCTTGTGAATTCATATCACCTGTTTGTAAATCTGTAATTGCGGCTAGTCTTCTACCTTCTTGTGTTATTGATCCAAGTAAAGCAGTTAAAACTTGTGATGGTTCTTTAAATGGTAAAGGTACAACAGATTTTCTAATGTCATCGCCATAACCTTCTACATCTCTAAATTCACCAAAACCTACAGGTTGATCTCCATCAACTCTCATTCCACGAGCCTTAAATCCACCCGGCAAGTTTGCAAATTGACCTGCATCAACGAGTGAACGTAAAATTGTTGTAGATGTTTTTTGTAAGTTTCCTAATAGGTGTACATAACCTAAACCATAAAAGTTAAAACCCGGTAAAAATTTGTAATGAACAAAGTATTGTAATCTTTTAAATTTAGGATCTTCATCTCTAAAGTTTTGTCGTATAGATAAAATATCATTTGTTTCTTTACAAATAGTTACAATGTATGGACATGCAAATTCTTTTTTACTTTTAGGTAATTCTAAATCAACATGCATTTCTAGTAAAGTAAAACGTGCATCTTTTGTATAAGTGTTACTAGGCTTTACTCCTTCTATAGATTGTATCTTTTCATTAATACCAGTCATAGAAGTAGACTCAGAAGATTTATCTTCTTCCATTAATTCTATGTCTCTATAAAAACCACTTACTTGTCTTTTCTTTAACTCATTGCCTTCCATACGAATAACATGAGTGTATCTTCCACTTGTTCTTAAATCAGTTGTATTTGTTGATACAACAAAATCTGTAACAGGAATAAACTTTGCTACAGGTCTTTCTAATTCTGAATCATAATAAACTTTTTTAAAGCAACTACCAACAATAGGTAAGTAGAATAACATTTGATCTAAGTCATCAAAGTATTCTTCCATTTGCTCTGTAACTTGATAATTCATAAAGTCTTTTACACGTTCAGCTTGAGACTCTATGTCTTTTGTTTTCTCGCCTATTATTTGTGTTTTAACAGGGCCGTTAGATGGAAATAATTCTTTTAAGGCTTGAGCATGAAATTGAACAGCCGCTTCAATCATTAATGGATGATGTGCAGAACATGCACCGGGAAAAGGATTTTCTATTTCTTCTAGTTTTAAACCTAGAAGATCCATTCCTTTCTTAATTGTATCTTCCCAATCACCACGACTCTGTAAGTCTGATTCATAAGCAGATACAAGATCAGATGCTATCTCATCCAAATCCTCATCATCAATGTCTTCAGCTAAGTTTTCTGATTGTTGAACTTCTTCTATAGGATCTTCACCTATAACTATTTCAACTTCTTCTACAGAAACTTGATCAACTGGTTCATTTATTTGTCTTACCATTTAGAACGATCCTTTAAAATATTTTTTTGCAATAGATTTAGAATTTTTTTTAGATGTATAATGTGCAGAACCACTTTTAGGTGCAATAACCATTCCACCTTTAGCTTTTCCAGTAATTTTTTTCTTAGCTGCTCTAATTCCTTTTTCAGTCAACATAGGTATTGTAAGACCCGCAGAACCTAAAATACCAGCTACTTGTTTCAAAGCATTTCTAGTATGTTGTCCTTCTTTTTGTTCACCAATCATACTATCAAGTTTTTTTGCTTTTTTTTTATATTTTTCTGTAATCTTAGATTGATCTTTGGAATATTTTTTTCTTTTATCTTTAGGGCCTGCCATTTTATACCATTCCTCCTAGTATACACCTTTAAATTTAACTTTTGTAGTTTGCACTGGATATTGTCCACGAGACACAGAGCCTCCTTTTTTATATCCTTTTACCATACCACCTTTTTTCATAAAACCCATTTTGTTACGAACTTCAGTAGGTAACTTTTTTAGTCCTTTATTAGTTGGTTTTTTTAACATTATACTAATCCTCCTTTAAAATATTTTTTAGCTGTAGATTTAGAGTCTCTACGTTTTTTTCTTATAGGTTTTTTTGGAACAAGATGTCTATTTTCTTTTGTTATCTTTACTTGTTTAGGAAGACCCCCCATTAACGGGTGTTTTATTTTTCCATCTGGTGTTCTTTCCCAGTCATATCCGGTTCTTGGTTTCATTATACTATTCCTCCCATAGTGTCGCTTAATTCTTTTGCACGATTGGGAGTTTGTTTTGCCCAACGTGAGTCCAGCATCTCAATTTTTGCCACCGAATAATTGGGTGGTGTTTCTTTTAATGCTTTCCACATATTCTTAAATTTTGATACACCTGTAGGGCCTAATTGAAATACCATTTCTATAATAACACCTTTAGCTGTATCATTTATTTCACAACCTTCATAAAGTTTTGATGCTCCTTCTTTTGCTTTTTCAAAGTCTTGATCAAATATACGATCTAGTTGTGCCTCTGGATACTCTTTATCGTCTTCCCACCAGTCTTCAACACATAGGTGTCCATAACCGATAGTTCTTTTTCCTAGAGTATCTTTGTATACTTTATTTCTAAAGCCTTCATGTTTCTTAATACTATTTTTTACCGTTTCCATGCCCAATAACTTCCTTTGCTTCCTATTTTTTCTTCTGGTATAAAGTCTTGATGATGATTAATAAACCATCCTTGTCTTAATCGTAGTAAAGCCTGTGATGTAGAATCTACTAAGTCATCATTCTTTGCATTGGGGAACGATGAACATTGTGATATGACATCTTCAGCCCAGTCTCTATCCGGTGCCCATATCTTGCCAGACTCCAGAATAGGTGTAATTGAATGCACTCTAGACTTCTTATCTTGTTTCTTAGGATTAAAAGCGTTTATAGGTATACCCATGCGTGATAATTCTTGTACTAAAGATAATCCACTTGCCTTTGCCTCAATCATTATTAAGTCTGGATTAAAGTCATTGTATAAATCCACAGCAACTTTCTTTAATTCTGGGAATTCCCATCTATCTCTTTTTGATCCTAGCAGAATAATGTTTGATTCGCCATTGTCATCTTCAAATACTCCCCATGTTGTACATGCAGAATAGTCTGAATTCTTATTTGTTGTGTATGCTGTATCCCACGATTGTAGAATATAGTCACACTGAGGGGGATTTTTTTTATCCCACTTCTTCCACCACCATCTTTTGATGATGTTACCTTCTTCAACCGAAGGTTTTTGTGCGTAGAGTGAAGCCCATTCTCTTGAACCTAGTGTTTTCTTTATCTCTTCTAATCGAGAGAGAGGATAGGCTTCCTCCCACAAGGGTTGACCTTCCTTTTTCTTTAAAAGTTTAGCCGCCCTTTTATCCAGTATTGCTGGAAACTCTATTACTTCCCAACCTTCGTGTTCGGTTTCTTTAAGTACCCATCCTGCGAGGTCATCTTCGTGCCACCTCGTTTGAATGAGAACCACGCTTCCACCGGGCATGAGACGAGTATAAGCTGTTGATCTATACCAGTCGAGAAGGTTACTTCGCATTGCTTCACTGTCTGCATCTTCTCTTCCCTTAATTGGGTCATCGATGAGCAAGAGGTGAGCACCACGACCAGTAATAGCACTACCGGCACCGACTGCATAATATACTCCACCCTTTGTTGTATTAAATCGCCTCATACTTGAGGAATCTGTTGCAAGTCCTGCGTCTTCAAAAACTTCTTGATAACGTGGATCTTGTAGCTGGTTTCTTACTTTACGACCAAAATCATCTGCCAGTTCTTGTCCATATGTTGAACATATAATATATTTGTTTGGGTTTCTGCCCAAGTACCAAGCTGGAAAGAATTCTGAAGTCAGAATCGATTTACCATGTCTTGGTGGCATGAATATAGCAAGTCTCTTAATCTCCCCTCTCTCTACAGCTTCTAGCTTGCTCGCTAATAGCTTTATATGGGGGGGTGAAAGATATTCTTCCATCTGATACTTCGCATATCCTAAAAGCGTATCTCTTGCCTTATCTTTGCCTTCAACCTCTTTTAGCTTCTTTACGAGCATTTCGAGTTTGGCTACTTTATCTCCTACACTTGATACTTGTGGCATTTCATTTTTTTTTAGCTTATTTTAATGTGCTTTGGCTTCTCTTCATCTGGCACATTGCGTACCAAATAAACCTTGAGAATACCGTCTTCCATCTTAGCTGTATCAACTTCCATGTACTTGTTCAAGTGAAAAGCACGAGTGAACTTGCGTGATGCGAGTCCTTTATGGATGTAATCAGCATCTTTCTTTGCCGACTCCCCTTCAATCTTGAGGGTATTTTTCTCAATGGATATATCGATATCCTCTTTTTTAAAGCCTGCCACTGCTAATTCCAGTGTATACTTATCTTCAGACACCCTCTCAATGTTGTATGGGGGGTATTCTGATTTGCTTGCATAGTGATCAAGCATCTTAAATGCATCTTCAAAGCCTAGAAACATGTTCCTATTGAAGATACTACTTCTTACTGCTGTGTGCATATAGCCTCCTTTTCAGCGAGTTTACCCTAGTCCTTCGTGGCACTAGGTATTCATGCATCCCCTTTCCCCTAGACTAATCATCACAGAGTATGTGCTCATTATGGATGTTATCGAGTTTGCTGCTTTGGGGGGGTGGGGGTTAAATTTATCATAGATACAAATATGATTCTTTTAGATCCTAAGAAACTTTTCATTAATAATAACATTGAATAAATTGTTTAGACTATTGCCTAGACTATTACTTGTTAGTTTAGTTTTTTCTTATCTTCTTTATCTTCTAAGTTAATATCTATTCCATCATTACTTAGACTTGTAATGAGTTGTATTATCTCTTCTCTTATTGCTTTCTTATTACCCATTGAATGCGATACTGTTTCTGATCTAGAACTAACACCACCAGTCATTAATGAATACATCTTCATTGCATCAGTAACACTGTTTACTAATGACTTTAGTTCACTTGCATTTTCAATTGGTTTCATTAAGTCTTGCTTTAATGCTTTAGTAATCTTTTGTAGTGCAAGATAACTTGTCTCTTGTAAGTCATTAACAATGCTATCCATCTTATCTAATTCATTTACTTGTTTGTTTACAATACGTTCATTGAACTTATGTGTAACTTTCAAGTCATGTTGTTCTGCAAGTTTAGTCCAGTTGTTTTTACTAGACCAATTCCATAATGTGTTGAGATGTGGGATTGAAATAGTTTTGTTATTAATCATCTGCTCGTATTTGTGCAATAATTCTGAATGCAATTTGCGTACTGATCTATTGTGAGTTGGCATTGCTAAATACAAATTTAAAATGGTTTTATAATCTAAACTATTCTTTCTCATTACTTACTTACTCTCTACTTTATCTTTACTATTAACTTTGTTTACATCTTCTAAACTTAAAAGAGTTTGTATTACTGTATATACATTCTTATAAGGAAGATTGCCTAACGTAGATATTATTTGGTTTAGTTGCTCTAGTGAAATAACTTTGTGGTCGCTTGGTTTATTCATTCTTATCCTTTAGTTTATTACCTACAAAGAAATGGTATATTGTTCTAATAATATTAATAAATGTATTGATACTTACCATTAGTAATAACCATATTGATGCCATTGATGACACATCTATTATATCCATTTATCCTTTTAATTTATAATGACGTATAGAACTGTTAACAGCCAAATAAATACTATTATTAAATATGCTATTAACATTACTTACTAAGAGTCCAACCATATCTAGTTGAATACTTTGCGTTGCTTATTTCTTTGTATTCTAATTCTTGCTTGAGTTTATATATTTCACTTACGTTGTTTTGAATTTCTGTTTCCAATAATCGTATTCGTTTGTGTGCATCTGTAATCTTTTCTCTTAATTCATTTATAAGTTGAACAGCAGACATACCACACCATTATTGAATTTATAATTCATATAGTAATGATATTTTTTAATCTGTATAGATGAACAATAGTGTAACAATATCAGAACATATTTCACTGAATGCTCATTCAATGAAATTAAATACAACAATATTAATTTTAAAACGTCTTTATCTATATAGTTAAATATATACTTATATATTCTATGTAATAAGCCATATGTTATAAATAATGGCTGATTTCTGGGGTAAATAAAGGTATTGTAAACTTTGTTTAAATCTATATAAATTTGATTATATTAAATTTTAAAAAAATAGGAAATATATCGAAAAAAAAACCATAGTGTAATTGTAC